TCCATGAACTACGCAACAGACTGGTCAAACGCTGGCACAAACGTTAATGGCATCATTGCTGATTCCACAGCTCTGGCTTGTGCTACTCGCTTGCCGCTCAACGATGACGCAGTGCGCGAAGTGATCGACATCGCGTTGATCGAACTGCCAAACGGCATGACAGCACAGATTGCTCAGTGGGTATCTACTGCAAGCCGTGCAACTTGGAACTCCATCGACATCGTCGCAGGTTTCCAAGTAGGCGATGCAACCGCTGGTGGCATCATCGAAGACGGCACAGTTTAATCTGGCCACTAAGTTTCAGCATCGGCGGGACAATCCCGCCGGTGCTTTTCCTTAACCTTAAAATTTTTATATTATGGCAAATCCTTATCATCTAGTAGTTGCCCGTAAAGGCAGCAACGTGGCAGTCGTATATTGCGGCCCTTCTGAAGTTGAAGCAATGGCTTCTGCTGTAAAAGTGACCACAGACAAAGCAAGCGAAGTCGATGTTTTTCTGCATCCCGCTCCAAGCAAGATTGTGCAACCAAAGCCTGCGCCAATAGCCAAGCCTGCTGCGAAAAAAGCAAGCTCCAAAAAGGTTAGCAAAGCCGCCGCAGCTTCTGTGGATATTTTGGACGGTAAATAAGTTGACCATATAAACACCTCAAACGAACCCCGCAACGCACCTACCGCGTGCGGGGTTTACTTTTTTAAAGCATGACGATTAAAGCCACAATTTTAAATCAGATGATCGTCGCCGCCAAACAGCGAGAAGCGATGGACGGCGAAACGATCACTTTCCCAGGTGCAGTCGGCGACAAGGTTGGCATTTTCTCAGCGCTTGAGGAACCGTTTTACACAGAAGAGGCTGGCACTCGACCACGCGAGCAGTTGCAAGCGACACTTCGCATTGATCAATTCTTGGCTGACCCTTCTCAATTTGATCCGGCTGTTGATTACAAAAGCATCTTGCCATCGCGCACTGTTAAGGTGCAGCTACGTGGCCGCACATGGAGAATTGAAGGCACACCCACTACCAGCCACATCAGCTGGCAATTTACCCTAACAGAAGCGCACCCACGACCTTAGCACATGTCTGCCACCAGCACGCTCGATGACCGCCAGTTTCGCGCCAGCATCGCTGAACTTTCCAAGATCAGCGGCAAGACTTATGTTGAGACGTTTAAACTAGCCGGCGCTGGCCCGATCATCAAGATACTTGCCAAAGATAAAGCAGCGAAACCGGCCGCTGTTGCAGCCATTAAATGGTCAGTAACTCGAAAAGCCATGAACTCTTTCACTGGTTCAGTTGGTCAGATAATGAGCAGTAAGGATGGCAAGATGTGGTTCAGATCTGCTTATAGCGTAAAGAAGCGCCTGGTGTTTGATAGTGGTCCATCACGCGGCTGGCACTTAGGAGATCGCGAATGGTCCGACTTTCAAACAACTAAAAAAGAGCGCACCAAATATATAAGAGATGAAATAGCGCGCCGCAAATTAAGGTCTGGAATGCTACGCATGAGCTTTATCCAGATTGCCGATTCAATGAGAATTAACTTATCAAAAGTAAGCGGCGGCGCAATTGGTGGATCTGATAAAGCGCGAACGGTTCCAATGCCGGGGAAGCTAGGACAGGGTAGCACCACAGTAAGTGGCCCGCAGTTTAATATGTTGATGATGAATAACGCAAGAGGTGTACGCAAAGGACCACACATCGGCGCTGGCAAGTTTCGCGCTGGATACTGGCAAGGTAAATTGCAAATGGCTATCAATCGCCGCAGCACTGCAATACAAAACGACATGCGCCGTGGTGTCTTTAAAGATGTAAAGACTAGGTCGCAGCGCTATCCCGGTTTATTCGTTCAGCCGTAGCGCGCATCATTTTGACATCGCCAAGTGTACATGCCAGCGCCTGCCAATAAATACGAGCTATTCAACTTTGAAGATCCAATATGCGATGCGGTCCGCACCCTGATTGGTCTTGACGCAATCTTGCAACGTGAAAGCACGCAACTGCAAGATATCAGCATTGTGGTACGTTTTACAAGTGGCAGCGCGAACGGCCACGTCACCACCGCGCATGATGGAGTCAAATTGTATGACGCCTTTGTTGGTGGCAATCTACAGATCGAAGTTTCACGCGAGCGTGAAGACTTAGAAACAGTCGCAGAATTAGAGCCGACTGACACCATATCGCAAGATCCTCTGACCTTAATAGTTGGCCAAATACGATACGCTTTAAGGCATGCCAAGACTGCGCCAAGCGATCATCTGCCACTAAATGACGAACTCATAAGCCCTAAGATAACATACATGCTTCCAGCTCCCACAATTGGCGCTCATGAAGCCGAGTATCATCGAGACTATATGGTGCTGAGTTGGTCAGTTGATTACCACATACCAGCTGATATCTGGCCCCGCGTTGTCACCAGTAATGGCACATATGTCATTTCCAACGGCAGCTGGGTGACTACTGAATAAAGCCGCGCACTTCAAATGAATAAAACATGCGACAAGATGCATCGCCGCAAGTTGACACCTCTCAAGATTCAAACCTTACACTGTAAATATATAATCCAATGACCACATTCAAATCTGACGGCACATTGCCTACCGGTAGCGTAGATATCACCATTCTTGAATCGAGTGAGATATACACTGCAAACAACTTCACATGGACGCAAGACACTACATCGGACGTCCAACGTAATCACGCTGACGGACTGCCAAAAGGATTTGAGGTCAAGCCTGGATTTACTAATGGCACACTTGATCTTCAATTGGCTGACTCCGAGCAACCGCTGCCAGAGATTAATAACACCTTTTCAATTGGAAGCCTTGGCTATGCGCTTACATCGCGCGGCTTAGCTAAAGAGCAAAACGGCGAATGGAAACTATCGGCCGGACTTCGCCTACTTTCAAACCCTTTGATTACTGAGCCTATTGCTGCTGTTGCCTTAACTCAAAACTCTGCAATGACATCAATCAATAGTGCCGCTGTTGGTCCTGAATCTGGTCTGACTTATACATGGTCAGCAAGCAGCCTGCCAAGTGGTACTTCAATTGACTCAAGCACTGGAGTAATCAGTGGCACACCAGACACGGTTGAAACAACTACTGCAAAGATATTTGCAAGTTCAACCAACTCAGATGGGAACACTATCAAAGGCGTTCGCTACATTCCTTTTACCGTCACAGTGTAATCGCTTAATCAATTACTCTTGCTCTTCTTTTATGACCTAAGAGGTCTATTCTAATACACAAGGGGAAGCCCGCTCGAAATGGGCGGGCTTCTTTTATATCCAACCTATCAGCATGACCGAAGCCGAGATCGCCAACATAGAGCGCCACCGTGACGAAGCTTTCATTGAGTGCGCACGGCCGCTATGGATTAAGCCAGGCTGGTTTGGTCCGTCAGTTGGGCCGCCTGTAATGCCGCTGACTTGGATTCGCTATCACCAGCTATGCGGCGAGCAGCACGCTGTTTTATTACCAGACCCCGGCGTAATTGATCGTGACGCCTTATTGCGTACACTGTGGGTGCTTAGCCCTAGCTTTAGCCATTCGCGGATAGCTTGGAGAATTTATAAACTGCGCAACTATTTGTGCGCATTGATTAACCGAAAACAATTACAGGCATCACTTCGGCTGTATATCATTGATGCCTTTCTTGAATCAGGAGCAAGCAGCAGCAACAACGCACCAGCTGATTCAAGCTTTCCAGCTTCACATCTACTGGGCGGCATCATTAGCTGCTTTGCCAAGCTTTACAGCTGGAGTCGTCGCGATATATTAGAGATGCCAATTGCTCAGAGTTATCAACTACTTAACACATTCAGCGGCCAAGGTAATGCCGCCGAGGGCCAGCCCGCTTTCAATGCCGTAGAAGATCGCAAGAATGGAGATCGTCTGCGAGCTAAACGTGCCGCCGCTAAACAATCAACTGAGGCAACCGCCACACCATGAGTCTTGGACCTGCACTAATCTGGAAGATGGGGGGCGACACCTCCAAATTCAACTCAGCTATTAAAGGCGCCAGCTCGCGCACGATGGAATTTAAGTCGTTGCTTAAAAGCATTGGGCCAGCTTTCTCTGTTGGCTTCTTAATTGCTGGTATCCAACGGCTCACTGCCGAAATCAGTAACACTGGCAAGACCGCGCGCAAGCTCGGGGTCGGCGTCGAACTATTGCAAGAGATGCGCTTTGCCGCCGAGCTTACCGGCGTTGCCCAGACAGCGCTTGACATGGGCCTGCAACGCTTCACTCGCCGCCTAGCTGAAGCAGCCCAGGGTGGCGGTGAGCTTAAAGGCGTGCTTGAACAATACAACATCCAGCTTAAAAATAATGACGGAACGACCCGATCTAATGTTCAAGTTTTGGGCGATCTGGCTGAAGTGATTAAGAATACTGAAAACCCCGCAGAGCAGCTACGCATTGCCTTTAAGGCATTTGACTCAGAAGGCGCTGCACTTGTTAATACTTTGCGAGATGGTAGAGCCGGGCTTGACGAGTTTCGCTTGGCTGCACGTAAGGCTGGCGCAGTAATATCTAAAGAAACTGTCAATCAATTTGAAATATTCGACGATCAAATTACTACTGTAAAGACTAGCTTGAAGGGTTTAGTGTCAGTGACTCTTGGAGCTTTTCTATCTTTAGGAACTTTTATTGGCGAGACTCTTGGCAATGCTACTAATTGGCTTGAGGAGAATACATCAGTGCTGAGTACACTTGAAAGAATATTTGACAAGTTGCTGTTCATTGAGGCTTATAAAAAAATCAACGATCAAGCTCAGCAGACTGTCACACTAACTCAATCAGTCGCAACTGAAACTGATAAGGTCGTAACAAAAATGGAAGACCTGGCAGATCAGGCAGAGCGACTTACTGGCATAACGGAAACATATGCCGCTATAACTGAGTCTCAGCGTAAAAGCGCACTAGCTTCAATGAGTACTCAAGAGCAGATCAACACTTTACTTGAGCGCGAAGTTGAAATTTACAATACGAAAGTTGCACCGGCTCAACAAGGATCAAAGGAATGGTCCGAAGGCATGCTTGAACTTGAAAAAAGCCGTGTGCAGGTTGATAACCTTTTAGTGCAATTGGCCAAAGAAGAGGCTGCTGAAGCAGAAGCCGCATACAAAGCCGCAGAAGATGCAGCAGCTGATGATCTAAAAGCGACTGAAGAATTAGCCAAAGCACGAGCCAAAGCTGCCGAAGAAGCGGCCGAAGCGGGATCGAGCGCCAACAGATTAAAAGCGTTAAACTTGGAATTGATCGAGGCACAGGTCAGAGAAGATGGCAAGCTAGTTGATAAGATAGAAGAGCAAATTAAACTTGAAAGCTTAATTGGTCGCATTATGAATGAAACCAACGTAAGCCGAGAAAGAGCTGTTGCACTAGCAAATGGATTATTGGCTGTGGCAAAAGAAACCGAGCAAGTATATCGAAGCACCGCAATGCTGCAAAGTGGCGCCGCAGACATTGACTATTCTGGAATGTCTAAGAAAGAATTGACCTATCTATTGCGTGATACAAACAAGCAAATGTTTGAAAACAGGCAAGAAAATCGTCTAGGCATCCGCGGCATAGCAACGAGCGGAATGATGCAGGCGATCGTCTATAATGTCGAGCAAGAGCTAGACCTGCGCCGCCAATACCAAAATGCCTCTGGTGCGGCTC